ATTAAGGGGTGATGATTATACTTTTATGTTGAATGTTGTTAATAATTCATTAGCCAATACAATGGAAAAACATTATGGTTTTAAAAAAGTTAGTGAAGACCCAAATGGGAATATAACAATGACAATATAACTTATATTTATAAATAAAATCATAAATGAAAATAGCGATTAAACAAATACTAAGGGAAAACTTAATTACTGAGATTACGGTTAGTGATGCGTGGAGTAAATTTTATTCCGATGTTAATAAGTTCCCATTATTAAAGGGTGATATCAACCTTTTTAATGAATTAAATGATTTATACCCTAGAAGGGGAGAGAATTTTAACAAAGGTTATTTCACATGGTTATATAATCTGATTAAAAGTAATCGATTGAAAAATGAAGATTTTTATAAGGTTAAAGAATATTTAAGACTATTCGATAAATTTATTAATCAGATTCCAAATGAGTTTAGAGATATAAATAAATTTAAAAATATAAATGATTTATATGATGTTGTAAAACAATTCGAAGGGGGTGAGGATGAAATTTCAACTAGTAAAACTAGTGAAATTAAAGATATCAAAAAAAATGAAGTAGAAAAGGTTTTTGAAAATAGTGGGTGGTTGATTATGATACCTAAAACTGAAAGAGCTTCATGTCTAATAGGAAAAGGTACAAAATGGTGTACAGCGGCTGACCAATCCAATAATATGTTTGACCATTATAACCAAGATGGGCCATTGTATGTTATGGTTGACAAATACAACGAAACAAAATATCAACTTCACTTTGAAAGTGAACAACTTATGAATGCTGATGATAGAGCAGTAAGTGCATCATACTTTTTTGACCACATAGTAGAAGATAGTGCTGTTTTTGATTTTTTACAGTCACGTTATGATAAATTTTGGGATTTTATCTTAGAGACTAGCGTTGAAGACATTGCTAGTGGTGGTTATAGTGAAACATTTGAAGAAGCTTTAACTTCAGATGTAACACCTATTATATTAGAACGTACCTTAGGAATCTTAAGAAGTGGTGAAGATTCATATGCAGTTCTTTTGGGTTTTCTTTATGAAAAAAACCCAAATAATATAGATAAAGATGATGTGTTACGTCTATTTGATGCTAATAGTTTTAATTATGCTGAAGAAGATGACATGGAACGTATTTTTAGACATTTAACAGAAATTGGATATGATTTTGATGAAGTTGATGATGAAAATGTAAGTAATTTTAACAATGCTAAAATAGAACTTGAAAAACATAAATTAAAAGTTGGTAGTACATACAACACTGATAAAAATAGAACAATTAGAATCAATAAGATTAATTTTGGTGATGATGTTAATGGTGAATACAATGTAACCATGGATGGTAAAACTGGTGACATAGATTTAGAATCACTTTTAAACTATATTCACATGGGTCAATTATTTGAAAGATTAAAAAATAGAATATAATTTGGATATATTATATTTTTTTAATACCTTTGCACTATGAAAGAAAATATTAAACAAATATTGAGGGAAGGTATTATTAAAGAGGATAGAGTTAAAATGAATATCCCAATCCCAAATGATATTAAGGAAATTAAAGATGTATTCGTTAAAAACGGATATAAACTATATGTTGTTGGTGGTGCAGTTAGAGATGCATTATTGAATAAAACTCCAAAGGATTGGGATTTATCTACAGATGCGGTACCTGATAAAGTAGAGGAAATGATGGCTAAGGCTGGATTCAAAACATTACCCACTGGTAAAGCTTTTGGTGTTATAAATGTATTTACTGACCAAGGTGAATACGAGGTAGCCACTTTTCGAAATGACGTTGGTTCTGATGGTCGTAGACCAGATTCAGTTACATTTACAAATATAGAAGGTGACGTTAAAAGACGTGACTTAACAATAAATGCTTTATTTTACGATATTGAATCAGGTGAAGTTGTTGACTTGGTTGGTGGTATTAATGACCTTAAAAATGGTATTGTTAGAACAGTTGGTAATCCAGAAGATAGATTTGGTGAAGATAGATTAAGAATTCTTAGAGCAATTAGATTTGCTGGTAGATTTGGTTCCGATTTAGACCCAGCTGTTGATGCTGCATTACAAAAAGATGCGAGTCTTGAAGGCATTTCTGGTGAAAGAATTAGAGATGAATTTATTAAAGGTTTAGCATCAGCAAAATCAACAAAACATTTCCTAGAAATGATTGATAAGTACGGTTTATTCTCTTGGGTATTTAAAGGGTTGAATATTAACAAACAATTTATTGATAACGACACACCAATTGTATTAATTGCTATGCTACTATCCAAAAATGAATTAACTCCATTAGCTAAAAAGTTAAATGAACTTAAATACAGTGCTGATGAAGTTAAAAAAATAACTACATTGATTGCTATGCTTAACTTGGATGTTGATACAGCACCAAAACTAAAAGGGTTATTTATAAAATCTGGTTTATCTAGTGACCAATTAAGGAACTTTGGTGCTAATATGAATTTAAGTTCACAACTGTTAGATTCATTTGAAGAATACCTAAAACTACCCAACATTACTGGGCCAGAAGCCATGGAAAAATACAAAATAGAAAAACCTGGACCAGAATTAGGTAAAGCAATAAATGCTATGGAAATCGAAAGGTTCAAAGAACTCATATAATTAACCATCGAAAGGTGGTTTTTTTTGTTTATCTAAGATATTTATAAATAAAAGTATATTATGAAAAAAATTATATCAGAAACTAAAAGACAAGAAAAAGTAAACGAAGTTAAAAATACTATGTTGGAAAGTTTCGCAAATACTTTTAACAAAATTAGAAGAGATGGGGATTCAAAAATCATCACAGAAGAAGCAAAGAAAAATTCTATTGAGCAAAAAGCTAGGTTAAGTAAAAGTATTACATCAATTTTAAATAAACAAATTGAAAATGAACTTTACTCATCACAAATATATCGTTCATTTAGTGCATGGTTAGATGACAAAGGTTGGATTGGTGGTTCTGAGTTGTTCTTCAAATATGCCGATGAAGAGTTAGGTCACATGGCAAAAATTTACACATATCTTTATGAGAAAAATTCTAGAGCAATTGTACCTAATGTAAAAAATGTACCACAAGATTTTAATGATGTTAGAGATTTAGTTGAAAAAGCTTTGGAACATGAAATGAAAGTTACTAAAAACTGGAACGATATTGCTAATAAAGCAAAAGCTGAAGATGATAATGATACTTATTCATTCGCTTTAGGTTATGTTAATGAACAAAGAGAAGAAGAAGAAAAAATTAGAAATATTTTATTTAGTATGGATTTAGATATGCCAAAATGGAAGATTGATGAAATGTTTAAAAAATTGTTATAATGAGAAGGTTTGATAAAAATAAAAATATTAAAGAAGCTAATTTATTATCTGAACAAAGATACCTAACTTCAAAAGGTATGACCAATGAAACAGATACTATGAGTGTATTAATTTCAAAATTATTACATTCTAGAATTCAAGCTCACACATTCCATTGGCAAACTAAATCAAGCTCTTCTTTTGCTGAACACATGGCTTTAGGTACCTTTTATGATGAAATTGTTGAATTAACGGATAATCTAGTAGAAAGTTACCAAGGTAAACATGAAATAATTACAGGTTATAAATCATTACCCCTTGAAGATTATAAAAATGTTGAACAATTGATATCATATTTTAAAGAATTAGATTCTGAAATTGAAAAAGATAGAAAAAATGTTAAAGAATCATATCTTCAAAATCAAATTGATACAGTTCAAGAGTTGATATATTCAACATTATATAAATTAAGGTTTTTAAAATAAAAAAAAATAAAAGTATTGTAATGAGAAGATTTGATAAAAAAGATAACATTAGAAAAGCTAATTTATTAGTTGAACAAAGATACCTAATTTCAAAGGGTATAATCAATGAAAATTATAGTGAAGATTGGGAATTAGAAGATAGAAAACAACAATACGGTATCAACCCAGAAATTGAACAATTAGAATTGCAAGATATCAATGAACCAATATCTGAAAACACTAATGATACTTACTTTGAAAGTCTTAGTGAAGCTTTAGATGCTGTTAGAGCAAAAGCTGAACAATTAGGTTTTGAAGTTGATGAGGAAGCTATTTGGACTAGTTTTGGTACAGGTGGAATATCATACGAAACCACAAAATCAGCAAATATCCCATTATTACAGAATGGGCAATCAATCCTGGATAAAAGAGGTAAAGAAGCTAATAGATACATACGTGTATCAATATATAGAATGCCTAGCGGTAGATATGAATTAACCATGTATAAAACTTGGTAAAATAAAAAAAAATAAAAATATTTTTAAAAAAACTTGCCAAATAGAAAAACTTTTAGTACATTTGCATATATTTAATTAATAAACGAATAAAAAACACAATGAGAACAAATAACATACATAGAATGTCGATTAGTAATTGGAGACGCAATAGTCACCAGCTTGAGTCAGCTATGGCTGTTAATTTCTACGATGATTTTTAAATCAGATAAGTAATAACATTCAAAACCGACTCAGAGCAATCTAAAGTCGGTTTTTTTTTGTCATAAAAATTATGGAACAATTAGTAAGAACATTAGGAACTGTAAAAGTCTCAGATTTTGAAAAGGACTTCGATAAGATTTATGATGAATACAATGCGAAAGCAAAAAAAATGGGTTACAACGGTAATCTTAAATTTGAAAAGAAAGGTGGTAAAGTAACAATCTTTGTCACCATTAATATTCCCCAGTAGCTACAACTGGTTAGAGCACTTGACTGTTAATCAAGGGGTTACTGGTTCGAATCCAGTCTGGGGAGCTGTGTATGAGGTGGATATTAGTTTGCCACACCCGTCTGTGAAACGGGGGTCTTACGACATGCGAGTTCAATTCTCGCCATGCACCCGTAGACCGTTTTTTGTACTTTTTACGATTTTCTAGATATTTATATTAAAACGATATAGATATGGCAAGAAAAGAAAAAAAGTATCATTTCATATATAAAACCACTAATTTATTAAGTGGTAAGTATTATATAGGGATGCATAGTACTAATGATTTAGAAGATGGTTATCTTGGTTCTGGTAATAGACTTAGATTAGCTATTAGAAAACACGGTAAAGAAAATTTCAAACGAGAAATTTTAGAATTTTGTGAAACTAGAGATGAATTAATAAAAAGAGAAACTGAAATTGTTAATTTAGATGAGATAGCAAAAAAAGAATGTATGAATTTAGTTATTGGTGGTAATGGTTTTACTAGTGAGTACGCCATAATTTGCGTTATTAAATCAAACAAGAAACAACAGTTTCTAAGAGAAAATGATTCAAAATGGGTTGAAAGATATAGTGAAAAAAAATCTGAAGCACTAAAAAAAGCCTACAATGAAGGTAGACGAAAAATCATTACCCCAGATTGGAATGGTAGGGTTCATTCTGAAGAAACTAAGCTCAAAATGAGTGAAGTTAAAAAGGGTAAATATAATGGTGAAAATAACCCATCTTATGGTACTTGTTGGATTACCAAAGATGGTACTAACAAGAAAATAAAAAAAGAAGAATTGGGAACCTTTTTATTACAAAGTTGGGAAAGAGGTAGAAAAATAAAACAGTGATAAATTGATATCACAAAGGTTCTTTGACATATTGGTAAATAAAACACACTGCGTAGCATATTGGAATGCACCAGGTCTCCAAAACCTCGGATGGATAGAGTTCGATTCTCTAACGTAGTGCTAATAATAAGTCTATAGCCTTATAATGTTATAATATAAGGTTATAGACTTATAATTTAATAATGGAGAAGTGTCCGAGTGGTTTATGGTGCTGGTCTTGAAAACCAGTGAACCTGAAAGGGTTCCGAGAGTTCGAATCTCCCCTTCTCCGCAAAAATTTAAAAACAAGGTGGGAGTAATGGGGCTTCCACCACAACAATGGTAGGTACCCGAACGGTTTTCAGGGACCAGTCTGATACACTGGGTGCGAAAGCACGATATGGGTTCGAATCCCATCCTATCAACATTTGTAAGTGTGCCAAAACTTATAAAAAAAGACAGTTTTGGCACACTTTAAAAAATGCAGATGTACCGAGCCAAGCTTATATCTTGGATATTCGTAGCGGTTGTTGAAAAC